GACGAGCGTGAACAACTGCAAGCCAACCTCCTGGCCGATGGTTGCCGTGACCCACTCGTGGTTTGGCAGGAGAAAGGCGTCCTCCTCGATGGCCACAACCGCTATCAGATATGCCGCGAACGCCACATCGCTTTCGACGTGCGGCGACTACGTCTGCCTGACAGGAACGCCGCGAAGGCGTGGGTGATTCGGAACCAACTCGGCCGCAGAAATCTGACGCCGGACCAGGCGAGTTATCTGCGCGGCCTTGAATATGAGGTCACCAAGCAGTCGCGCGGCGGAGACAGGAAATCAAAGGGACAAAATGTCCCATTGAACACGGCCGAGCACCTGAGCAAGGCACACGGCGTTACGGCCAGGACCATCAAGCGGGATGCGGTGTTTGCCCGGGCCGTCGATTCGCTTGAGGGAGGTGTTGCACCTGGCATCAAGGTCCGAGTGCTCGCCGGCGACGGCCCGCCAAAGGCGGTGGTCGTAGAGGCCGCGAAGATTGCCAAGGAAGAGCCGAAGCGCGCGGCAGCCATGCTGTCGGCCCCGAAACCCCACGTCTCGCAGAACTCAGGCGACAACGAGTGGTACACCCCGGCCGAATACGTCCGCGCCGCCCGCGCCGTGATGGGCGGCATCGACCTTGACCCAGCGTCCACGGCTGAAGCAAACGAAGTCGTCGGCGCGGCGCGGTTCTTCACCGAGAAGCAGGACGGCCTCAAGCAGAAGTGGGCCGGTCGCGTCTGGATGAACCCCCCTTATGCCAGCGGCCTCATCGACCGCTTCGCACAGAAACTCGTCGGCGCGGTCCAGGACGGAGACATCACAGAAGCCTGCGTGCTGGTGAACAACGCCACGGAAACCCGCTGGTTCCAGCACATACTCACTGAGGCCGAGGCGGTGTGTTTCCCGGCGGGGCGGGTGAAGTTCTGGCACCCGCGCAAGGTGGCGGTGCCGCTCCAGGGGCAGGCCGTGATGTACTTCGGCGCGAGCGCCGACAAGTTCGCGGAGTGCTTCGCCAACTTTGGAGTCGTATGCCGTGTCTTCGGCTTCGGCGAACCAATTTGAGTCCCGTCTTCGGCAAGGCCGCACGGGCGAATCGCTCATCGCCCGCTGGCTCCAGCGCCGCCGCTACAACGTCCTCCCGGCCTACGAGAAGGAAGAAGGCGAATATAAAGGGCCGCGCATCTTTTCGGCCAAGCGGGACCTGGTCGCGCCGGACCTGCTCGCCTTCGGTTCTCCCAAGGGTGAGGTCCGCGTGTTCTGGTGCGAGGCCAAGAGCAAGGCCGCCTTCACCTGGCACCGCCTGACCAAGACGTATCAAGACGGCATCGACAAGCGCCACTGGCTCGACTACCTCGAACTCCGTCGCCGGATGCTTTGGGACCTTTGGCTCCTGTTCCTGCACGCACCAGGTGGCTTGGCCAAAGACAACCCGCCAGACATGGTCCCGCCGTCGGGTCTGTTTGGCGGCGAGGTCCTGCAACTGGCCAAGTGCATCGACCACGAGTCCGACAAGTACGGCAACGGCGGCATGGTGTACTGGCGGTGCGAGGACCTGATGGCGAAAGGCAAACCACTCGCCACATACGAGGAGGTTTGCACCGAGACGGAGGCGTGAAGCGTGCCGCAGTGGAGTCGCGTCAACCGAAAGCACCCTTGCTGCATCTGCGGCAAGATCGACTGGTGCGGCACCAGTCCCGACGGCACGCTCGCCTGCTGCATGCGTGTCAAATCCGACCGCCCGGCCCGGAACGGTGGGTGGCTGCATCGCGTTGCTGGCGCGACACCGCAAGCTTTGCCGCGTGTGCACGTGCAGGCACCCAGAGTGGCAGCACCTCGCGAGATCGACTGGGCTGCAATGCTACGACGGTTCAAGCGCGACACTCGGGCGTCCGAAGTGGAACGCCTGGCCGCCAGCCTCTGCGTCTCGCCGGGTAGCCTGTTCCGGTTTGGGATCGCGTGGGCCTCGCCCCACCGCGCTTGGGCCCTCCCAATGTGCGACGCCTTGCGCGAAACCATTGGCATCCGCCTGCGGGCAGAGAACGGGAAGAAGTGGGCCGTCCGCGGCAGCTGCAATGGCCTCTTCTGGCCGGACGACCTGACGGGCACCGGGCCCCTGCTCTTCTGCGAGGGGCCGACTGACACAGCGGCCCTCTTGGACCTAGGTTACGACGCCATCGGCCGGCCATCGTGCGCGGGTGCCGTCGAACTCATTGTCGAGGTCGTCTGCGCCTTACACCGGCGCGACGTGATCATCGTTGCCGATGGCGACGGCCCCGGCATCGACGGCGCCGACCGCCTGGCCCGGGCGCTCACCGAAGCGGGCCGCCGGCCCAAGGTGATTCGGCCGCTCCAGGGCAAAGACACGCGAGCCTGGGTGCAGGCGGGCGCAACGCGGGCGGACGTGGACAGCGTCATTACCAGCGCCAGGTATTGGAGACCATAGCGTGGCGGGAGATTGGATCGCCTGGACAAAGGGCCTGACCCTCAAGCGTGAGGTCATCGCCATCGCCAATCGCCTCCGCCTCGACCGGCGCGTCGTGGCATGCCTCTGCATGGAAGCCTGGGAGTGGGCGGACTCGAACACCGTCGATGGTCACGCTGACAGCGTGACAAATGTCACGCTCGATGCGGTCACCGGCGTGACAGGATTCGGACAGGCAATGCTCGACGTCGGGTGGCTGCTTGAAGACGACCGCGGCATCATCTTCCCGCGCTGGGAGCGCTGGAATGCCCAATCCGCAAAGAAACGCCTGCAAAACGCGGAAAGGAAGCGCAGGCAGCGCGACCGACAACGCCCACATGTCACGCAGCCGGCGTGACAAATGTCGCGCTCCAAGCGTGACAAGAGCGTGACTACAGAACAGTACAGAACAGGTAACGACGTTATCAGGAAGAAGAAGGCTGAGAAGAGCGCAGGGCCTGTGGTTCTTTTCCTGAGAAGCCGTTGTAGGAAAGCCGTCGCGAACGTTGGTCCGTGTGCCGCGAAGGCACCGGAGGCGAAGGATGGGCCAACTTGGGCGCCCGGTCGCAACGCGGGCCAACGGGTGCCGCGTGGTGGCAAGTGGTGGCAAGCGTTGGCAAATAGGTACTTCCAGCGACATACGTCGATGGTGACGCCCGCGGGAACAGTCGCGGTCTTAGGTACAGTTTGTTTGGCGCGCGAAAAACACGCCGAATCGCCGTTGTTGGGCGAAAAACGCGGATTCGGGTCCGGATTTGTTAGCGCTGAACGGCCGGGAACGTGCCCGGTGCGGAAATGACGCGACGTTCGCTCGTGTGGCCGTTTCGTCGGCCCGGGCGACGGCTGGTACGCCTCAGGTACCCGGACGCGACACGGGCCAACGGTGGCCGCGAGGGGCGACCCTGGGGCAAGAACGGAGGTAGAGATGAAGGTTGAGAAGCGGAAGGTCGACGACATCCGGCCGTACGAGCAGAACCCGCGCCAGAACGACGACGCCGTGGACGCCGTGGCGGCCAGCATCCGCGAGTTCGGCTTCCGGCAGCCCATCGTGGTGGACACCGAAGGCGTCATCGTCGTCGGCCACACCCGGTGGAAGGCCGCGAAGAAGCTGGGCCTGGAATACGTGCCGGTCCACGTGGCCACGGACCTGACACCGGAACAGGCGAAGGCGTACCGCTTGGCCGACAACCGGACGGCCGACTTGGCCGAGTGGGATTACGAGTTGTTGCCGATTGAACTTCGGGACCTTCAGGCCACGGACTTCGATCTGGACCTGCTTGGGTTCTCGAAGGACGAACTGGCGAACCTGCTCGATCCCGGCGTCCGGGATGGTTTGACGGACCCGGACGCGGTGCCCGAGCCGCCGGACGAGGCCGTAACGCAGCCGGGCGACCTGTGGATTCTGGGCGACCACCGGCTGCTCTGCGGCGACGCGGGCAGCACCGAGGACGTGGACCGGCTACTCGACGGCGCCGGCATCCACCTCGTCAACACCGACCCGCCCTACAACGTGAAGGTCGAGCCGCGGTCGAACACGGCCATCGCGGCAGGCATCACGTCCTTCTCGCGCCGTGAAGATTTGCAGTGTCAGAGGTCAAAGAGCGAGCGTGGCAAGAAGGACCGCCAGCGGCTGGCAAAAAAGATGCACCATCAGAAGTTCGACGTCGCGCGCGGCGTTTCAGACCCATCGAAGGCCAGGGCCAAGATGCGGCCCAAGGATCGACCGCTCGAGGGCGACTGGCTATCGGACGAGGACTTCGCCAAGTCGCTCCTCGCCTGGTTCGGCCAGGTGGCCCGTGTGCTCGAGCCTGGCCGGTCGTTCTACATCTGGGGCGGCTACGCGAACCTCGGCAACTACCCACCGGCGCTCGCGGCCTCGGGCCTCTATTTCTCCCAGGGCATCGTCTGGGACAAGCAGCACCCGGTCCTGACGCGCAAGGACTTCATGGGTGCGTTCGAACTGGCGTTCTACGGCTGGCGCGAGGGCGCCGGCCACCACTTTTTCGGCCCGAACAACGCCACCGACCTCTGGCACGTGAAGAAGGTCAACCCGGCCAGCATGATTCACCTGACGGAGAAGCCGGTGGAACTGGCCGTGCGGGCCATCCAGTACTCGTCGCGGTCGGGCGAGAACGTGTTGGACCTGTTCGGGGGGTCGGGTTCGACGCTCATCGGCTGCGAGCAGACCGGCCGGCGGGCATACCTCATGGAACTCGACGACCTGTACTGCGACGTGATTGTCCAGCGGTTCGAGCAGTTCACGGGGCAGAAGGCCGAGCGGCAGCAGGCAGTGGCGGCGGAGGGCAAAGCGTGAGGATTGCCAGGGTATTTCCGCGTCGCACCAGCGCCACGCCGGACGACGACCTCGCCTTCGTGGGCGACCCGCAAAGGGGAGCGTGATGACGTACCACGTGGACCCCATCCCGCGGTCGCTCATGGCCTCGTTCGTCGCGGCGCACCACTACGCCGTGCGCGTCCCGCCGCACTGCCTCTTGTCGCTGGGGTGCTTCTCCGACGCCGACCTCGTCGGCGTGGCGTCGTGGGGGTTCGGCGTCCGGCCGCGGCACACCATCCAGCGGCTGTTCCCGTCGCTGGGGACGGGCGATTACTACGAACTCAACCGCCTCTGCATGCTGGACTCCGAGCCCCGGAACAGCGAGAGCCAATTCCTCAAGCTTTGCCGCAAATTCATCCGGCGTCATGAGCC